TTAGTTAAATACGAAGAAAAATTTAATCCACTATGTATGCAGTGGAGAGATTCCAATTTTACTGACTATAGTGTTTATGATCATATAGACTACAAGTATACAACAATTCCAAGTTTCTATATGGAAACACGTCCAACTCTTGGACAATTGCAAACAAAGTTTAGAGATAACAATATAGATTTAAATAGTATTACATCAGTATTAGATTTTGGATGTGCTATAGGCTTAACTACAGTATTACTATCTAGAATTTTTCCAAATGCAGAAGTAGTTGCTCACGAACAGAGTAAAGATGAATTAGGAATATTGAGTAAAATAATAGAAGATCACAATATTAAAAATATAACAATATCTAAGAGTTTACCAACAAATCGAAAATTTGATTTAGTATGTATATTTGAAACAATAGAACACACACCAGATCCAATAACGTTTTTCTTAGACAATATATTACCAATTTCTGGTAGATATTTTGCATATTCAGCTAGATGGTCACAACCATATGTTGGACATTTTGATGAGTTTATTAATCCATTACAAAATGGTAAAAAAGTACCAACTAGAATTATGGCTAGAGATTTTAAGAGGACTATAAAGAAGCATTTTAATCATATAGGTACTGGCTTCAATGGTCATGGAATCTTTTTTGAAAAAAACTAGTCTTTCGAAAAAAACGTATATATTTATATATGTAAAAGGTTATTGCAAAAGCAATGAAAAATGAAAATAACAAAATAGGAGAAATCTAATGCCAATTGACTTAGATGCAATCAAAAATAGGTTACAAACCCTTCAGCAAACAACTAGTCGAACTTCCAATTTATGGAAACCGTCCCCAGGAACACAACAAATAAGGATGCTTCCTTATAAACATAATAAGGACAATCCTTTTATTGAGTTGTATTTTCACTATGATATAGGTAGCAAATCATATTTGTCGCCAGTATCTTTTGGAAGACCAGATCCATTTGTAGAATTCGCAGACAAACTAAAAAGCACTGGAAACAGAGACGATTATATGCTAGCTAAAAAGCTAGAGCCAAAAATGCGTACATTTGTTCCAGTTGCTGTTAGAGGCGAAGAAGACCAACCAGTTAGATTTTGGGGTTTTGGTAAAATGGTTTACCAGGAACTTCTTGGATTTATTTCAGATCCAGATTATGGTGATTTGACAGATCCAATAACCGGTAGAGATATCGTTGTTGAATTTCAATCAGCAGAAGAACTTGGAAGATCATTTCCTAAAACCACGATTAGAGTTAAGCCCAATCAGACAAAGGTAACTGATGATGAAACCAAATATGACTCCATGATAAACGATCAGAAAAAAATTACTGATGTTTATACTGAGTTATCATATGAAGAGCTTACAGACGTTCTTAATATTTGGTTAAACCCAGATGACGCCGATGAATCTGAAACAGTAACAACTAATACTTCAGGACCAGCACCGAAACCGGCTGGTAATGGAAAAAAAGTTGAAGATGTTTCAGAAGCATTTGATCAGCTTTTTAATTCATAATCTATAAACATAACAAACGGGACGTTGAACCGCCGACAGTAGAACACTGCTGTGTAACGGTCTGGTGTCTCATCCATTGGTTCAGCGTCCCACGTTATAAAGGAGAACGTAGATGAAAATAAGAGAATCCATTCGTGACGAATTAGCGTCAACTCTAGCAGACAATTTAAATAAGAAATTTAAAAAACATCAAGTAGCGTACTTTTTAAGTGGCCAATCTGGTGCACCCACAGAAGTTGTAGATTTTGTTAGCACTGGATCTTCTATGTTAGATTTAGTTATTAGTAATAGACCTGGAGGCGGATTGCCTATCGGAAGAATAACAGAAATAACCGGATTAGAGGCTTCAGGAAAATCTTTATTAGCAGCGCATGCTTTAGTGAGCACTCAGAAAAAAGGAGGAGTTGCTGTGTATATTGACACAGAAAACGCTGTAAGTCATGAATTTTTAGAAGCAATAGGTATTGATTTGAAAAAAATGTTATATGTTCCACTAGACACTATAGAAGAAGTGTTTGAAGCAATAGAACATATAATAGAATCAATACGAACTTCAGACAAAGATAGGTTAGTTACTATTGTTGTAGATTCAGTTTCAGGTGCAACAACAAAGATTGAAGCAGAAGCAGATTATGATAAAGAGGGTTGGGCTACATCTAAAGCTATTATTATTTCTAAAGCTATGAGAAAAATTACAAATATGATTGGTAGACAAAAAGTAACTTTAGTGTTCACTAATCAACTTAGACAGAAACTTGGAGTAATGTTTGGGGATCCATGGACAACAAGCGGTGGAAAAGCTTTAGCATTTCATTCTTCAGTTAGATTACGATTAAAACAAATGGGGCAAATAAAACAGAGAGTTGATAAAGTTGATCAGGTTATTGGGATAAAATGTAGAGTTCAAGTTATGAAAAATAGAGTTGGTCCACCTTTAAGAGTGACAAATTATGATATGTATTTTAATTCTGGAATAGATGATTTTGGAGGGTGGTTAAATACACTTAAAGAACATGATTTAGTTAGAACTGCAGGAGCTTGGTCTCAAATGGACAGAAAAGATGGAACTATTTGGAAGTTTCAAGGTAAAGATTTTGTTCCTAAAATCAAAGAAGATAAAGAATTGAGAGATGAAATTTATAAAACACTTTGTGAAAAAATTATTATGCAGTACAGACCTGGAGCCGAAATAGATCAAGATAATATTGTAGTAGATACTGAAGTTTTTGAAGAATGACAAATTATAAAAAGCTCTTAGATGATGTAAGAAAAAATAAACCACAATCTTCTCTTGAGCCGAATAGCAAAATTCTTATCGTTGATGGTCTAAATACCTACATAAGAGGTTTTGCAGCAAATCCCTCTTTAAACGAAGATGGGATTCATGTAGGTGGCATAACTGGATTTTTACAATCTGTTGGTTATGCCATTCGTAGTTTTAGACCAACTAGATGTATTATTGTTTTTGATGGAAAGGGCGGTTCAAGTAGGCGTAGGAAGATCTATCCAGAATATAAGGGTAATAGAAGGCCAACACAGCGAAGGTTTAATAGAGCTGCAAATTTTGAAGATTTACAAGATGAAAGAGAGTCTATGAATTTTCAATTACGCAGAATTATGGATTATTTATCATATTTTCCTGTTACTATTTTAGTTGTAGATAATACAGAAGCTGATGATATTATAGCCTATGTTTCAAACAATATATTTACTGAAGACAAAAATAAGTGTATTATTATGTCAACAGACAAGGATTTTTTACAGTTAATAGACGATAGAGTTTCTGTTTGGAGTCCAACTAAGAAAAAATTATATACTCCAGACTCACTGTTTGAGGAGGTTGGAATTTTTCATTATAATTATATAATGTACAAAGTGTTACAGGGAGATAAGTCAGATAATATTCCTGGTATAAAGGGGTCTGGACATAAAACATTACAAAAGCGGCTTCCATTTTTATTTGAAAGCAATAGGGTTACATTGAATCAAATTTCTAAATATTCACACGATCATATAAACGAAGTTAAGTTTTACCAAAATATTTCTAATTCAAAGGATCAACTAGAACTGAATTATAAATTAATGCAGCTTCACGATCCTAGTATGTCTGGAAAAAATAAACTCGATGTTTTAGATAGAGTTCGGGAACCAATAAGTAGATTAGTCAAATATAAAGTTATTACAATGAGTATGGAGGATAAAATATATAGCATATTGAGAAATATTGAATCATGGACTAGAGACACATTTAATCAATTAGATATTTTTGCAGGTATGACACATGGCTCAACATGACAAATTAGCAACATACGGTTATTCCTTTCAGACAAAATTAATAGCCGCATTACTAATAGATAAATTGTTTACAAAACAAATTATTGATATTTTAGACGTTAAATATTTTGAATCTGAAGCTAATTCTTGGATAATTTCCTGTATTCGAGAGCATTTTACAAAGTTCAAGGTAGCTCCAACATTAGAAGTATTAAAGATCAAATTACAGGATGTCACCAACGATGTTCTAAGGGCTTCTATCGTTGAACAGCTGAGAGAGTCATGGAAACATATAGAGTCAACCGATTTAGATTTTATTAAGGATAAGACTATTGATTTTTGTAAAAACCAAACAATTAAGGGTGCGATATTAAAGTCAGTAGACTTATTAAAGACTGGAAATTATGATCAGATAAAAACATTAGTTGATAATGCAATGAAGGTTGGAATAGAAAAAGATATTGGTCATGAATATGCGGTTGATATAGAAGATAGATTTTCTGAAAGTGCACGACTTACTGTTGAGACTCCATGGACATCAATAAATGAAATTATGGATGGTGGTCTAGGACCAGGGGAGTTAGGAGTTTTTGTTGCTCCAGCAGGCGTTGGAAAAACCTGGGGATTAGTAAATGTTGGAATGCATGCAATCCAAAAAGGATTAACTATTATTCATTATACTATGGAATTAAATCAAGCATATGTTGGATTAAGATATGATGCTAGATTGACTGGTTTGCCAGTACAAGATTTAAAGTATAATAAAGATATAGTGAAAGAGGCAGTTAAAAAATTACCTGGTGAATTGGTTATAAAATATTTTCCAACAAAAACTGCCTCTATAACAACAATAAATTCTCATCTTGAACGGTGTATATTGCAAGATAAGAAACCAGATATGGTTATAGTAGATTATGCAGATTTACTTAGAGGAAGTTTTACGGGCGGAGAATTAAGACATGAGTTAGGAAATATTTATGAGGATTTACGAGGAATGGCTGGAGAATCTGAGATTCCAGTTTGGACAGCATCTCAAGCAAATAGGAGCGCATTGGAAGAAGATATTATTGAAGCGCAAAAAATTTCAGAGTCATATGCAAAAATAATGATTGCAGATTTTGTTATTTCTTTATCTAGAAAAATAGCAGATAAAGTTGCAAACACAGGAAGATGGCACATTATTAAAAACAGATTTGGTCCAGATGGGTTAACCTTTCCATGTAAAATGGACACATCAACTGGAATTATTCATATTTTTGATGAGATGTCTATTAGTGGAAAAGAGCAACAGAAAAAAATGGATAATTCTAGTGAATATTTACGAAAAATGTTATCTAAGAAGCTTAAGGATTCAACTACTTGATATTTATA